ATATGTTTGCGTGTGCTTGTCTGCGTTGGGTAGTTTCGACTAATCGAGTCTCATCAGTATGCCTATAATAATATTTCTTTCTGGTTTTTACAGTCATAAATTGCGATTTCGCCGCGTTCCTTCGCTATGTTCGTAGCCACGTCTAGGTTGTACAGGTGTTGCACAAGGTCGAAGTATATCTGACCCTCGTGTATCCATGTGCCCACACCAATTCCAGAGGCGTACTTATACATGCGGTATGTGTTTTGGTGTTCATCAAGTAGCATGTGATACTTATCCCATAGTTCTTTGAACTCTTGGTACTTTGTATTTGCAGGGGCTCCTGGACTTGCCAAGTCCATAGTTGTCGGTTCAGTTACACCACCTACGATGTAACCTTCGGTTGGATTGATTGTACCATCTGCAAGGCGTGTATATCCGCCGTCAAGTAGCGTGTCGATGTACGCTTTTTTCTCTTGTGTCATCTTGATTGTATTGTGTCCACTAAGTGGACAATGTTAAACTCTGATTGCATATCTGCTAGTGCTTCGTGCATAGCTTGTAATTCTTGGTCGTTCATCACATTATGTATTTAATACCTGTTAAAATCATAGCACTTATTCCAATGCAAGTAGATACAACTCCTATAATTGCAAATGCTCTGATTAATTTTTCTTTGTTTCGCTTAATATTCTTAGCTTTTAGTTCAGCTTTAAGTTGCTTTACTGCACGTTCACGCTCTTCACGTTCACGCTCTACTTTTCTACCTTGTAATATCAATGCCCTTACTTCCTCATAGGTAGTCTTATACTTTGGAGGTTCGTAACCATCTGCGTAGTAATGGCTTACTTTCTTTTCTTTTTTTTCATACATGATTTCTAGTTATTAGATAGGACAAAGTAATGTCCACTAGGTGGACAATACCAAGTCTATTCTGTTAATCAATGTTAAACAGTTATTTCTTCAACTTCAGTTAGTTCAATGGTAGCCATTTCGCTACGCTCAAGCTCATTAAGTAAGGTCTTGAGATTCTCGATTATCTCCTCTTTATCCCCGTTCATTGATACGTTTAGATTCTCATCTAATCGCACACTACCGCCACCGATTTCTTTAGAGGTTGTGAACGTGTACCACGTTTTGGGTTTGTCCTCAGCATCGGGCTTCATGAAAGCTAGCAGTCCTTTAATTGAATACGTTGCCGTTTCCACACTGTCAATATATCTTTGCACGTCTTCGGGCTTAACCTCTGCCGACTGTCTGAGGTAGCCAAAGAAAGTCTTTTTATATCCGTATGCCTCAACTAATTCGTCGCGCTTCATGCGCTTGTCCTTTGGTGTGCATTTCCAAATTTCGTAACCTTCGGCGCATAACCTACCGATTTCCAGTTGTACTTTGAAGGCCTGTAGACTTCCTTTCATTGCCTTAGCGTTTAGCTTTAGGACTTTGTTAATGTTTGCTTGCAAATTCATAGCAGTTTTATTTTATTTATATACCCTAAACTTTAGGGCATGAGTTTACATTGGTTTGCCTGTTATTTAGCGTCGGAGGTATCCCGAACTTCTGGTATGTTTGTCCACTCAGTGGACAGTTTTTAGCGTGTCAGCGTGCGCTGGCGTGCTAGTTTTTTGAGCCGTCTATCTTCTGACCTTTGGACTCTGAAACTGATGGGTTCTAGTTTCCTATCTTCCGAACCTGCGAACCTTTCGAGGGACTTACTTTTGTTATTCATTCCCTTCATGCGGTCATGATTGCGCCAGGTGTCAGTGGGTCGCTTTCTTCGCATATGCGAATCGTTGCCCTTGATTATTTTTATCGTTTGTTTCATACCCCCAAAGATGGGGGCATTGATTTCACAAAACCAAATTAAAAATGTTAACAAGTGTTAAAATTGAAATCCCATTTTTCCGTAGATAGGAACGCGCACATGTACACGCGAGAGATGAAGTAAAGGTTTAAGTAAATGAACGTAATTTATTGAATACCAATGAATTAGCATAAATTTAACATTCGTTAACAGTATAACTTATTGATTATCAGTTAGTTAGCACTTCTCCAAAAAGTAATACCTAACTACTAGCGAAGGCATTGAGGCCCTTAAAACGGCTTAAAATGGCTCGGTGTTAAAATATGTTAAATGTTTTGTATTTTGCCGTTTGTTATGTATAGGCAATTGTTAGGCATGACTAATAAAATAGTTTAGGTAAGACTTAATAATGTGTACTCAATTTAGAATGATAATATATATTATGTTAAGTAGGTAGTTGGTTTGTCCCTTTCTCCTTTGTTACTCATTATCAAAGCAAAGCAATGATTTATTTATTTAATTGCTTTAGTATACATACCTTAAGTAATTGAATACTAGTAACTTACAGTAAAAAGCTAAATTTATACAGCAAAAAAACAAAAAAAACAAGGGGACGGGGTTAAAAAAAGTTAATTTTATTTTACAAAAAAATCTGTTTTTATAATATATAATCCCCACTGTGCTTATTTCTCGCATTTTTTTACGGGTTCCCCGACTACTACGATCAAATCGGCTCCCCGACTACTACATCTTAACTCCTTGATTACTAAACAGTTACGCAAAAGTCTTAAAGTAAAGCTTTAGCACTTGACTTTTAAAAAAAAAAGTGGTAACTTAGCCAGCGAATGTAGCGGATTACGCGATTAACTTCCGAAATGAGGGTATTTGTAAGCGTAAACAGTCTATCTGAGACAAGACTAGCTATATTTAGTGGAATACGCCCTAACTATACCCATGTATGTTTACTGTTTGGGGTGATCTATTAAAGGATTCCTTTTATTACCTTTGCACCAATGCGCTTAAGAAAAAAAAGATACCACACTGGGGGTGGAATACCACCACATTCACACCCACATGAAGTTCTTGATAGTTTAGTAGACGATTCTTCAGAAGCATTTGTACCTGAATCCACGCAGCCTGCAGGTTATATACCACCAAGAGATCCCTTTAGCAAACCTATAAATATAATACCCCGTCCAGATACATTATCTGAAGCATCAGACGATGCCTTTGAACCAATAAGTTGGTTAGAGCTTTTTTCAGACCCTGCGCGAGCATTAAGATTTTACAATCAGAATCCACAATTCAGTGCTGCAGCTAATATTCCTGGCTATGAAGGTCGTTTTGAACCATTCAGAAGACCTACAAAAGCAGAATTTGATGCAACAGGGGGTAGAGCTATAGATTTTGCAGGTCAGGTTTTTAATCCAGCAACTTATGCTCAGACAGCAGTAGAATTAGATAAGGATTTAACTGAACTAGATAGAGAAATCATTGCAGCTTTTGAAGATGGTCGTCTTAGCGGATCTGATTTAGATCGTGTGGGAGGTCAGTTAACAGAAGCAGGGCTTAAAACTTTATTTTTAGTTGGTGGTGCTTCAATGCTTAGAGGTTCAGGTGTTGGTTCTTTTAAAGTTCCAGCATCAAGAGCACGGCAACAAACAGGAGCTTTACAACAATTAGCAGGAGAAAGTCAATTATTATTACCATCTGCAAAGTCTGCAGCACCCACTGCAGTGACTGAAACAACTCCAACACTACAGCAGTTAGCAAAGAAGTACCAAGCAGAACGTGGTATAAGGACTAAGAAAGGTGCGTATGTATCTGAAGAAGCACCATACTTAGAGAGTAATATAGCTAAAGGTGGTCAATCAATAGACATTGGAGGTTTTGATCCAGTTCCTGGGGTAGTACAAAATGTAGAAAACTTAGGTGTGTATCAATTCCCTGGTTTGATAAAAGGTAGCAAATTAGAGAAGTCTGTTAAAGCAAAAGATGGGACTATATCAAAATCTGTAGTAGAAGATTATGCTAACAATCTACCAAAGAATTCCACTAGAGAGAAGAATGCTATACTTAATGCGCTAGTAGAGTTAGATCAAGAATTCCCAGGTAAGACAATAGACTATGAAGCTTTAAGATCTTACGTGTCTTTAAATATAGAACCAGCAACAGTAATAAAAACCAAAGATCAAGCTAATTATGGGTTAGCAAAACTTGATTATGACATCAATGTTGATTTACGAAATACACCAAAGACTCTTATATACCAAGATGAATCTCTTGGTATTGCGCCACCTCATCCAGGTATGAAAGATGGAGCAAGTTACTGGATAAGAAGTTTTGTTAATCCAGATGAATCTAAAATATACTATGTAACAGAGTGGCAAACTGATTTACAAAAATTAAAAACTCCAGATGATCTTGTTAAAGCTCCTGTTAATGTACCAACAACTTTTTCAAATAGAAGTTTTAATTTTTTAATAGATGATTGGGAATCAGCTGCATCCAATGGAATAGAAGGATTTATGTATGAAATGGATCGAGAAAAGTATCGAAGAGAACGTGGTGTTTTAAAAAATAATTTTACAAATATGGCTATAAGTCGTATCCCTGGTTTAAAACAAATTGAAGAGATAACACTTGACCTCCCACTTATTGTTTTTGATGACCAGCCTTTAATATCTCAGTTAAATGACATAGCCGTTCAAATTGAAACTCTTGATCAAAAGATATATAATGCTGAATTTAATTTAGGTGCAAAGGATCCATCTATAGTAGAACTTCGAGAACAAAGGGATATTTACGAGCTTGCTTTTGACGAGGGTATGTTTGAACTTAAAAAAGCTAAAGATGAATTTGATAAGAATTTACCTAACAGGGATGCTCTTATAAAAGAACAAGTAAATCTCAGAAAATCTCAAATTGAATCATTAAAACTTAAATGGATTAATGAGTCTATGTTAGATGCAGCTAGAAACGGTCAAACAATATTGAGAATACCAACTCCTGAAACATCTAGAAGAATACAAGGGCATCAGAAAAATAGGTTTAACGCTGTACATAGAAAATACAAAGACTTCCCAAAGTATTACAAAAAAGAGTTTGGTGTTGAAGTTAGAGAAGTCACTGACGATAGAGATAACACATGGTGGGAGGTAGATATCCCAGATAAATACTTTAATCAAAATTTTATGTACATGGAGGGAGAAGTAAAAACCCCATCAGAGTTTAAGACATACAAAAAAGGTGGTATCTTGCAGGCTATGGCTAAAAAGAATAGATCAGATAAAAATAAGTTCGTAAGCAAGAAAGTAAAAGTTCTACGCAAAGAGGGTAAAAGTCTTAAACAGGCAGTTGCTATAGCTCTTAGTATGTGGGAAAGAAAAAACAAAAAGAAGTTTGGTGCTGGTGGCTCTATATCTGACTTTGGTGTACAGACAACATTCTCAACTGACTTTGTAGAAGACTCTACTGATGTTGCTGAACTAGAAGATCCAAGTGAGGAAGTACTAGCTACATCTGATCCAGAATTAGAAAACCCAGAGCTCACTGAACAGGAGATAAAGGATTTAAAGAAAAAGAAAGCTTTACAATCTGCTGGTAAAGGAGCTGCAGTTGGTGCTAGTATAGGTAGTGCTATTCCAGTTGTTGGTACTGCAGTTGGGGCCGTAGTTGGTGGTTTAATTGGTGGGTTGGGTAGCTTATTAAGCAATAAAGGAGTAGAAGATCCAGAACTTATCATGGCTAAAAACGGAGTGAAGGTGCATAAGAAAAAAAGAACATTTGATAAAAGAGGACTTCTAGAAGCGTTAAAACAAAGAAAAGAAAAAATAGACGCGGCTAAAGGGCAAGAAAGACAAGACGAAAGAATATTTGATAATGGTGGCTTATTTGAAGCTTTAAGAGAAAAAAGAGCTCAAAGAAGATTAGGTAGAACTACAATACAACCATACGATACTGCAGAACTTGGAGGTTCTGCTGGGATATTTAATCAGTACTTACAAGAAGTTCAGGGTATTCCTAGAAGATCAATTGCTTTAGATCCAGAAACTAGTGATGATTCTGTTTTAACTCACGAACTTATACACACCACACAGTTTGGTCCTTTACAGCAAATAGCTGCTGAGCTAGATTTTAAAGATGCTGGCAGGATACAAGACAAAGATACCAGAAAGGCATTTAGAAAACTATATAAATCTATTGACCCTAAAACTCAATCTTTAAATAGATTAGGTAAGTTTATGGTCGGAGGAAAAGAAAGAGATATAGAGTTTGATGCAGTTATTAAATCTGCTATCTCATCTGCGAAAAAAAGAGGCTATGACCTATCTGGAAAAACTTATGATGAAATTTTAAACACTTTAAGTAAAGCTAGAGATGAAGATAATATATCTTTAAACATGCGTCATTTAGGAAACTTTATGAATAGCAATAAAGAAACAGGTAATACTTGGACTGACGAGCAAAAAGGATATATTATGGATGCAATTAAATCCAACTTAGATTTTGAAGGCTATACTGCTGAAGATGCAAAACAAGACTTAAGATAGTTGTAGTGGATAATATATTATATTTGTAAAAAATAAGTAGCTATGAAACACATGAAAATGAATAAAGGGGGTAAAAGCCCATTTGGTATGCTAAGCGTAAAGGCTGGCATAGATAACAACCCAAACCCAACTCAAGCAGATAGAATTGCAGGAGCAACAAATAAAGCTGATTACGGATTGAAGATTAAGAATATGATGATGAAAGGAGGTAAAATGGAATTTGGTATGGGTGGTAGAAATGAATATGGACATGGAGGTAAGAATGAATATGGGCACGGAGGTAAGAATGAATATGGACATGGAGGAAAGAATGAGTTTGCACATGGCGGAAAAGCTCAAGGGTCAGGTGGAGATGTAGACGCTCTTTTACAAATGCTAGCAAACTTCGATCAAGAGAGAAGTGTTGGTGATTTTTTACAGATGCTTATGAATCAGTCTGGAGCTGGTGACATGCCTTCAGGAAGATCTATGGGTGAGATGAATCAGCCACCAATGAGAAATATGCCTCCAAGAGATGTAGAATCTCTTCTAAGACAATTAGGCGAGCAAGAAAGATAATAAATGGCTACTTTAAACGTAACAATAACAGAAGAGTTAACACTTAATGGAGCTGATAGAGGTTCTATTAATACGTTATCTGTAGCGTCTGTTACTCAGGTATATCATAGAATTGTTACTTGTCCAGCTAGTTCTGATACAACTATAGCTACTTTTCAGACAGCTACAAGCACAAGTGATAATGCTGTCGACCTTGAAGACGCTAAATACGTGAGAGTTACTAATCTTGATGATACTAATTCAGTAAATCTTTCTTTACAAGTTTCTACTGATGAAGATGGGGCTGCTGATTCTTCTGCATCAATATTATTAGCTGCAGGTAGATCTTATATGATGGGGGCTACTCACGACGGTATAGCTGTTAGCGATGCAAACGCTAATATTGTTACTGCTTTAACAGACTTAGAGAGTATATTAATTGATCCAGGATCTAATGCAGTATCCATAGAAGTTTTTATAGCGAGTTAATGAATAGTATTAAGAAATATAGCCCAGGTGGTAGGAACCCCAGAAGCAAAGGGAAAAGATCTGTTGATAAAAGCAAACTTTCTAGCATTTCTCAAAGACAAGTTGCTCCTATAGAATCTTTATTGAGAAAAATTGCTCAAAGAAAAGAGTTAAAGGAGGGTGAAAGCAAAGGTGATTCTATAAGTTTAGGTGACGTAAACTTCGGTGATGGTACAGAGGGTGAGTCTTGTAAGATAGTCGACGGTAAGGTTCAGTGCGCATCTTATGGACCATCAAAAGAAGATATTAGCGAAATGGCAACAGAGGATGAGAAAGGAGATAAAAAACCTTTTTCTTTGGTTTTAGCAGATATAATTAAAGGTGGAAGAGATTTAAGACAAGATTTTCTTAAGTCTCAGAAAAAATATTTTGGTAAAAGAAGAGAAGTTGATATAGACCCTGACAGAGGCAGTGCTACTTTAGTCAGGAATCCTTTTGCTAGAGCATTATATAAAAGGGCTGAAAGAAAACTTGCTAAATCAGAAGGTAGAGAATCTGCTGGTGAGGGTAAGCAGTTTGTAGGTTCTTTTGAATTTTGAACAAATACTATTTCAACACCAAGAAGAAAAGAAAAGATCACTCCAAAGAGGCAGAAATAACTAGATTAAATAAAATAAAAAATGAAGCTCGAAGTAATAAGAATCAACAAAGGCAAGGATTCAACTAACGGTATTTTATTTGATGTAACAAATGAAAGAAAATTTTTATGCTACACCTTGGAAGACGAAAGTCGCAAGGAAAAAGTTTACGGAGAAACTTGCATACCTGAAGGAGAATATAATATCGGCTTTCGAACTGTGGGTGGATATCACACCAAATACAGTAATAGATTTGCTGATATACATAAAGGCATGCTTCATGTCTTGGATGTTCCAGGCTTTGAATATATTCTTCTTCACTGCGGTAATACTGATGAGGACACTGCGGGATGTTTACTACTGGGTGACACGCAAGAAAACAACAACACCAACAAAAACGGTTTTATAGGTAAGAGCACTAACGCGTACAAACGTGTATATCCGCCTATAGCTAAAGCATTAGAAGCTGGAGAAGAAGTAACTATAGTATATAGAGATTTTGCAAAAAGCCTTATATTGGATCCAGTGGAGTTAGTAAACCTTCTTAATAAAGAAGCATAATGTTAGGATTAGGAACAAGTATATTATCACCTTATATAGAGAGCGCAGCGGCTTACTCAAACACTAAATCCCTGTCTTTTGCTGGTGGCTCAGGTGATAATCTTCATTACGTAGATACCAACTATACATCCAATGCTCTTTTCCAAGATAGCTTTAGTATTAGCATGTGGGTAAAACCTAATGATGGCCAACATTTACAAACATTATTTGGAGTTGAGTTAGGATCTAGTGATGTAGCTTTTTTTAACATCTCTTCGCTAGGTCAGTTAGGTTTTAATCATTTCTCTGATTCAGCATTTGCTTCGGTTACTACGGATGCGTCTAGATTTACGAATGGTGCTCAAAGTGCTTTTACACATGTTGTATTAACTGTAACAAAAAATACTGGTGGCAATACATCATATGCTATCTACGATGACGGTACTTCAGTTCCAATATCTTTTTTTGGAGGATTTAGAATATCAGAAGCTAAGCATGCTGCTTTTGATCATGGAGGTTTAGAACCAAGTATTGGTGCTTCAAATGATGATGGAACGCATGATACTCCTTTTGGAGGTTTAATAGACGAAGTTGCGATCTTTACTAAAGCTCTTTCTTCTAGTGAAGTTACGGCTATATATAATAGCGGCGTACCAAAAGATGAAAGTGCGCACGATGGTCTTTTATTATACTACAGATTTGAAGATGATGTAACTGATACGGCTGGAACAAGTAATGCAACGAATAACGGAGCTACATTTAGCTCTACAGTACCTTCTTAATAATGGATAAATTTATAATATTAACAGGTGATGAAGCACAAGATTGGGGTATTGAAAATATTCTTACTAATCTATACAAAATAGGTACAGATGGAAGAGGTATTTTTGGATTTACTACAGTGCCAAACGATTTGAGCTCAAAGACTGTATATACCAAATCTCAAATAAACGCTATGTTAAGAGATAACAGTAGTCCGTTTTATACTGAAGGGTATTAACTATCTAACTCCCTATAAATTCTTTGCACAAGCAGCCTAGCTTTTTGAGTTAAGGCATACCTAACTCTATAGTTCATTTTAGTTTCTTCTCTGAATAGATGATCTTCAAAGGTCTGTGACGGCGTTAGCTTGTCAAAATGTTTATATAAATACCCTTTATTTACTAAGGGATATATAAATCTGTTTTGAGTGTTATTCTTATTCATGCCCAAATCTTCTGCTGCATATTTAATTGTAAAAAACTGAAGATCGTATCCCCACAATAGAAACTCTATCATGGAAAAAGATATATCATACTCCTTGTTAACAAGGTGTTTTACTTTCTTTAAGTTCTTTAAATAATTTCTACGTAGATATTTCTTATCTTGCATAGAGAATTCTCTAAACAACTGTTTCTTAGGTACTGTGCTTTTAGGCATGTAAAAAATTATCACATGAAAGATATGGAGTTTTTATTACAAATTCAAAAGTTAGCCATAGAAATGGACCGTCTTGTTGATAAATACGAAATGAGAGATAGGTTTGTTTCTATACTTGTTTCTGGATTTTTTGATGAAGATGAGTTTGGAGAGTTAAAAATGAACGCTATATACAGTTATCACCTTGATAGTTTTTTTGAACTAGAAGAAATGGTTAACTTTGTGAGCAATACATATAACTATGATGCTCCCTACACTTTAGAAGATTTTGAAAAAGATATTGATGAAATGTTGAGGGACCTAGATATAGACACTGAATAAAATACAATGGAAGGACTTATTAGAAAAATTGTGGTTGGAAAAAACCCTAAAGATGGCATGGCTTATTATATAGGTATGCGCGCTGGAACTGGAACAGTTAGCACAATAATACAAGACGAAAGACATTTACATAAATATGGTAAAACAAGATATTTTGTGTATATTAAGGACGAAGATAATATTCAAACTTTATGGAAAGCTATTGATGATATGCCCTGTATGTTAGAATTTGATTGTAATTTTTAAAATGGTTAGAACAGAATTATATACTGAAGGAGGAGAGTTTAATCTCCCAGACGGAACAAATTATATTGGTGCATATCATGTTCATATAACTCAAGGAGCCATGGTTGGTGGCTTTCATAAGGTTGCTCAGCATGATAAACTAACCCCAGCTAACAGAACAGCAGAACTGAAAATTCAAAGTATCATATTAGATCTAGTTAGATCTAGACAAGGTCGAAGATCAAACATGAATACTTCACCTTCTAGAGGTTCATCTGGAGGTTCATCTGGAGGTTCTTCTGGAGGTTCTTCTGGAGGATATTAATTTAATATAAATGAAAACATTTAATTTATTTGTCGTTAAGTTAGATAAAACACTTCACGACACTATAACCACAGATAGTGGTTTGGAACTTTACATTGATAATAGGTTCAATGAATTTGAAAACAGAGTAACGGAAGGTCCAGTTGTAGCAATACCTTTCAAATATCAGACAGGTGTTAAAGAAGGTGATACTTTATACTTTCATCATCTTGTTGTTATGAACGATGGTCAAGTTTTGACTGGTGAGGATAATACATATATAGTACGATACGATCCAGACTTTGCTGTAAATAATCAAGCTATAGCATATAAATGTCAAAACGACGGTAAGATAAGATGTCTTGCTGGTTGGTGTTTATTAAAACCTGTAGAACAAAAAGAGTTAACCCTTCAGTCTGATATTATAGAAGTGGTAGACAATAGCGAAAAACTACCAACAAAAGGGGAGGTAGCTTATTTGTGTGAAGAAGGTAAGGAAATGGGTTTAGAGCCTGGGGATATTGTTGGCTTTAAAGAAAATAGAGATTATCGTATAACTATAGACGGGCAAGAATACTATCGGACTCGTGCAGAAGACTTATATGGAGTTTATGTCTAAATTTACTACAATCAATGCATCTCAAAGGCTTATGAAAAGCATGGAGATTGCAATAAACAACATGATTGATGAGGTTAAAAAACCCGTTGATCCAGAAATAAATGGGAGCGCACGAAAGGCTGAGCTTCAATCAATAAAACAAACAGCAACAGATTGTAAGGAGCTTATCGTTGAGAGGCAACGCCTAGAGCAAATGATAAAAGATCTTAAGGATAATGGCGAGATAGATGAGGCAAAAGATTATACAGGAGGGTTTGCTGAAAGATTTTCTAAGTAATGGCTTACAAAAACCCCGAAGATCAAGCTGCAGCAGCTAAACGTCACTATGAAGCTAATAAAGAAAAAATAAAGGCTCGTAGTAAAAAAAGAAACAGGGAGTCTAGAAAAAGAAATAAAGAATACATTCGTTTTGTAAAAAGCTTACATGAATGTGTTGACTGTGGAGAAGATAATCCAGTCCTTTTGGAATTTGATCATGTTAGAGGAGAGAAACGAGGTAATATATCAGATATGGCTAATCAAGCCTATTGTATAGATACAATACAGAAAGAAATAGAAAAATGTGAAGTAAGGTGTTCTAACTGTCACAGACAAGTAACTTATGAAAGAAGACAAAAAAAACGTAACTTGCAAGAGTTATGAGAGTTAAAAAAAGAAACTACAAGAAAGAGTACAAAAAGTTTCAATCTTCTGCTGAAGAAAAGAAGAATCGTGCGGCTAGAAACAAAAGAAGAAGAAAAGCAGAAAAAAAAGGAATAGTAAAAAAGGGCGACGATAAAGATATACATCATAAAGGTAAAAAAATTAAAATAGAACCTCGATCAAAAAATAGAGGGAGAAAAGAAAAGTCTAGATTAAAGGGCTCCAAACGTAAATAAAATTTATATATAATGAAATACTTTTTAATTTTTATCTCGGCTGTTATGCTGAGCTCATGTTCTTCGTATAAACAACACTATAGATCTCAAAAAAAAGATTACAATCAGTGTTGGTGTATTGACCCTTGGGATGGAGGTGCAGAATGGTGTTGTAATGGTAAAGCACCAAATTACATGGCTCCATATCATCACAATAGAAACTAATGGTGCTATTGGACGTAGAAGGATATGAAGACCCTGCTGTTAAAATTTGTCCCAATGGTACGGAAGGTGAGCTTATCGAACTCGGTGGGTTACTCATTTGTCTTCCCAAAGCACCCCCCAAGAAACAAATTTTCGGATATAAAAAATCAAAGTCTTTGCAAATGTGGCAAAGGACACCTATGCCTAAAGAGCTGTCTCGTGTTCGTTCTATGGATGAGTGGGCAGAAATGCCAAAGCAATTTAGAGAAAAGTTTCGTCCGTATATCGAGGAAGAGTTTAGACGTAGGCGTGAGGGTTTTTGGTTTTATAACAACGGTACACCTACATATATTACGGGGAGGCATTACATGATGCTTCAGTGGACAAAGTTAGATGTAGGATACCCATACTTTTTAAATTTTCAACGTGAAATATATTTACACATGGCTGCGTGCGAGTCTGATTCTCGTTGTATCGGTCAGCTATATACTAAGTGTCGTCGTTCTGGCTATACTAATATCTGTTCTTCTGTTCTTGTGGACGAAGCTACACAGGTTAAAGACAAGCTTATGGGGATCCAGTCGAAAACAGGTAAAGATGCTCAAGAAAACATCTTCATGAAGAAGGTGGTTTACATGTTTAGACACTACCCTTTCTTTTTTAAACCAATACAAGATGGTACTACGAATCCGCGTATGGAGTTAGCTTTTCGTGAACCATCAAAACGTATAACTAAAAACAACAAAACTTCACAAAAAGGTGAGGCTTTGAATACTGTTATAAACTGGAAAAACACAACTAACAATGCATACGATGGTGAAAAGCTACACATATTGTATTTAGATGAGGCAGGAAAATGGGAAAAACCAACAGACATAAGAGACGCATGGAGGATTCAGAGGACTTGTTTGATCGTAGGGCGAAAAATCGTAGGAAAGGCCCTAGTAGGAAGCACCGTAAATCCAATGGACAAAGGTGGAAGTCAATACAAGGATCTATGGGAGGATTCGAATCCGACGGAGAGGAATGCGAATGGGAGGACTAGAACTGGACTATATAGATTGTTTATACCAGCTTATGAGTCCTTAGAAGGATTTTTTGATAAATATGGTTATCCTGTTGTGGATGACCCAGAAAGTACTTTAGAAGGCGTAGATAATGAATACATATACACTGGAGCCAAAACATTTTTAAAAAATGAAAGAGAGTCATTAAAAAACGATGCATCTGAACTTAATGAAGTTATACGTCAGTTCCCTTTTACAGAGGATGAGGCCTTTAGAGATAGTATAGAGGGTAGTATATTTAATGTAGGTCAGATATACGAGCAAGTAGAGCATAATGACGAGCTTTTTCCCAATCCAGTTGTAACTGGTAATTTTATGTGGAAAGATGGTAAAAAAGACTCTGAAGTAGTATTTAGCCCTAACCCGCAGGGTAGATTTAAAGTTGCATGGATGCCTCCTTTAGAGTTTAGAAATCAAAAGAAAAATATCCATGGCAAAAGAGTTGCTCCTCATTCTGACTTCGGAGTGGGAGGTGTCGATAGCTATGATCTTGACGCTACAGTAGATGGTAGAGGATCTAAAGGAGCTTTGCACTTATACAACAAGTTTCATATGGAGCACCCATCAAATATGTTTGTTGTAGAGTATGCAGCTAGACCTCCTCTTGCTAAAATATTCTATGAAGATGTTTTAATGGCTGCTGTGTTTTATGGATATCCTATCTTAATTGAAAACAATAAGTACGGTATAGCAAGATACTTTGAATCAAGAGGTTATGATGGATATCTAATGGATAGACCACAGCATTTAATTAGCGCTAGTGGTATGAAATCCAAAACAAAAGGAATACCATCAAATTCTCAAGATGTAATACAAGCTCACGCTCATGCTATTGAGGCTTATATACATGATCATGTAGGTGTAAACAGAGAGAGTGGAGAAATGGGGAAGATGTATTTTAATAAAACTTTAGAAGATTGGATAGGTTATAAAATAGACAATAGAACAAAGTTTGACCTTACAATTAGTTCTGGTTTAGCTCTTCTTGCATCGCAAAAAAGTAAAGTTAAAAAGAAAAGTAACTTCAATGATAAACAGTTTTTTAGGAGATATCAAGTAATCGGATGATTTACTATATTTGCTAAATAGAAATGCCGTATCTTAAGGATGTACAATAATAATCAAAAAAGTAAGCATGGATTCCCTGATCCACTACAACCCACAGAGGTTAAGGAGAGCAAGCAGTATGGCATCCAATATGCAAAAGCAATTGAAGCCCAATGGGGTAAAACTACAGATGACTCATCTTTAGTTGGTAAAAGAAATAGAATCTTTGAAAAAGATAGAGATTATGCTACTGGTGTTCAAGATACTAGTATTTACAAACAGCTGTTAAATTCTCTTCAACCTAATAAAGGTGATGGTAGTCTTTTAAACATAGATTACACTCCAGTTCCTATTTTACCTAAATTTGTTAGAATAGCTGTAAACAAGATTTTATCTATTAATCCTTATCCTAATTTAGAGGCTATAGATCCTCTATCTTCTTCTGAAAAAAATCAACAGAAGAAAAAGATATTAAAGCAAGTAGCGGCAAAACCAAAACTAAAAGAACTGAAAGATAAGACAGGTATTGTTTTAGATCAAGATCCAGATCAGTTGCCAGATACTCCAGAAGAAGCTGAGATTCTTTTTGATACAAACATTAAGACTGATGGTGAAATATCAGCTCAGCTAGGCACAGAGCTTACTTTAAAATGGAATAACTTTGTAGACAATACATTTCGTAGATGTGTTAATGATTTAGCAACTATAGGTATGTCTGTAGTTAAGAGATCTAATGATCCTAATGAAGGCATTAAAGTATCATACATTGATCCATGTACATTTATACATAGCAAAACAGAAGACCCTAATTTTGAGGATTTAATATATGCTGGACATATAAAAAAAATATCTATTCAAGAATTAAAAAGACTAGCATCAGACGAGTTGACAGAAGAGGATTTTCAAGAGATAGCAAAAAAATCTAGAGGGAAAAATGGAAACGACTCTAACAAGTATGATAAAAGATATTATAACGATAGGTTAGGTAGAACATCATATGGCTATGATGATTATATGGTTCATGTTTTAGACTTTGAGTTTATGTCTGTAGACTGCATGAATTTTGAAGAAAAAGAAAATCAGTTTGGTAATACAGGTTTTTATTATAAAGGATTTAATTACAAACAACCAAAAAATAGTGTGTTTGAACGTAAACCACATAAAATGGAAATATCTACTGTATATGGTGGTAGCTATGTTTTAGGATGTGAATACCTTTATAATTATGGTAGATCTAAAAATATACCTAAAAATATACACGATATAAGTAAGGCTAGGCTTTCATACTCTGTTACGGCAACCAATATTAGAAATATGATGCCTAAATCTATGGTTGACAGCTGTATTGGTTTTGCAGATATGCTTCAGTTAACTCATTTGAAGATACAGCAAGCTATTGCTAAGGCTAAGCCAGATGGGTTGATCATTGATATTGAGGGGCTTGAAAATGTTCAACTAGGTAAAGGTGGTGAATTACAACCATTAGATCTTCACGATATTTACGAACAAACTGGTGTGTTTTACTACAGAAGTAAAAATGCAGAAGGTGGTTTCCAAAATCCTCCAGTTCGTGAGATTGGTAATAGCATAAGAAATATTAACGAGCTTATTGGACTTTACAACCACTACTTAAGGCTTATTAGAGATACTACAGGCATTAATGAAGCAATGGATGCCTCTTCACCAAAAGGTGATGCTTTAGTTGGTGTTCAACAACAAGCTATTGCAGCTGGTAATAACGCAATTTACGATATTACAAATGCTTCTATGATATTATTTAAGCAGGTTTGTGAGGATGTTGTTAGATGCCTTCAGATTATACCTTCTGAATCAGTATTATATAAAGTGTACGAAAACGCTATTGGTGAAACTAATATGGATGCTTTAACATCTTTTAGCGATTTACCAATGTATAATTTTGGTGTTGTTGTAATTAAGGACATGGATGATAAAGATAAAATATATCTTGAACAAAATATCCAAATGGCTTTACAACAACAGGAGATAGATCTTGAAGATGCTATAGCTATAAGACAGTTAAAGGATGTTAGTCAAGCTGAGCGTTTATTAATAGTTAGAAGGAAAAAAAGAATGGCTGCTAGACAGCAAATGGCTATGCAGAACTCAGAGCAACAAGCTCAAATGCAAGCTCAAGTAGCTCAACAATCTCAACAAGCTAAAATGGCAGAGATGCAGGCTTTAGCTGAGATAGATGCTCAAAAGATGCAAATGCAGGCTGAAATTGATATGAAGATGGAGCAGATGAGACATCAGTTTAAGAGAGAGATAGAGATGATTAAAGCTCAAGCTACTCTTGGATTTAAAACTGATGATCAAGAATTTAAGGAGAAAATTGAAATCCTTAAAGAAAATAGAAAAGATGATAGATTAGAGCAACAGACTTCTGATCAAAGTAAACTTATATCTCAACGTCAAGGCAAGAGAAATGAGTTACCAGATAGCTCAAATAAAATGCTCAATACAATACTTAACGAATAATGGCTAGTTCAGTAAATTTAGATACTTCAGAGACTTTAAATATCACTTGTAGAAAAGGTGATACATTTTCACTTACCTTAACTTTAAAAAATTCTTCAGGCACTGCTTTAACTTTATCTACTAGCAACTATGAATTTTTAATGCAGGTTAAATCAGAAAAATTTGATAGAAGAACAAAGACTACATCTTCAGATTTAGTTATAGGAACCGCTAGTGTAGCTAAGAAAAACCAAGGAAGAGCTAAGGAGCAATCTAATATTAATTCAGGTATTAATTTTGAAATACCAACTGTTGACGATAGTGGTAATGTTACGATTGAAGCCTCTGCTGCAACAATGTCTCAAGTTCCTTCTGGATCTTACAGATATGATTTACAGTACATTTTGCCTAATGCAACTGGATTGGATACTCATAGAACAATATTAAAAGGCAAGTTTGTTGTAAATGCAGATGTTGCAGAAGCTTTTGAATAAAAATGAGCATTGTAGTAAATAAAGTGTCAGATACAGTCTCTTTTAATGCTCCAAGCAAAGAGACGATAACTTTTGTTAATCCTGATAAAATTCAAATAAGTAATTCTACACCTTCAATTATAAATATTACTGTAATATGAAAAATTTATTGCTATTATTATTTTTACTTCCAACGTATTTATTTGCTCAACCAGGTAACGACAGTATACCACCTATTTGTAGTGGTGTTGAAAATCTTCAAGGTCAGATTGATTGCTTCCCTTTTGCACCGAATCAAGGTCAATTACAGGTTATGTGGACTGTGCCTGAGCCTGGATGTAATCCAGTTGGATTCTATAGGGGTGACGACTTAGATGATCTACAGTTTGTGCCATACGGTCAGTGGTTTGACGGTAGTTTTTATGGTGGTGTCCCGTCCTCACCTGTGTCAAATGATGAATACTATTTTATAGTAGAGTCTCCTGGTGAAGTTATGGATACACTAATTGTTGAAAACCCTAACTGCGGTATTGGGTGTTTAGATTCTTTAGCGACAAACTATAATCCTTTTGCTGGTATA